GTCTGCTACCAATATGCTATTGCTCGTAACTGGAATTTAGACACCGCTATGAAGCGGGTATTCGAATCCAACATGAGCAAGTTCGTTGACGGTAAGCCCCTCCGCCGCGAAGATGGTAAGATTCTCAAGGGGCCCGACTACAAACCACCATTTCTTGACGACCTAGTATGACCTCTTTCGCTGACCTCGGGGACACCCCCAATACCATTGCCCGCACTGGCCGTGTTCAAAACTGGATTGATGACCCCGAATCTCGCCTTCCGGTTTCTTGTACCGTCTTCGTTGTTGAAGATTCAATGGAGGGCGAAGAGGGCATTGAGGCGTCTTGGCGGTTCGTTAGCCATGCGCTACGAAATGGAGCTGGAGTTGCTGTCCACCTTTCTAATATCCGTGAGGAAGGTGCTGACAACGGTAGAGGGCTCACTGCTTCTGGTCCTGTTTCTTTTGCTCGTATTTATTCTGCTCTGAATGAAACCCTTCGTCGCGGTGGTGTCTACAAGAATGGTGCTGTTGTGTGTCACCTTGATTATACCCACCCTGATGCTATCAAGTTTATCCAAACCTCTCGGTCAGATCTGGCATGGGTCAAACGATGCCTTAACGTGGATGCTGGATTCCTAACCAGTGCTTCCCCTGAGCTGATCGAAGCAACCCTTGATGGTATTAAGAAGGGTGACATCTGGCTCAATAAGATCCGCCATGACGCGGAAGGAAATAGAATCTATGGAAATGTCTGCCTCGAAGTTTATCTTCCTAGTCGTGGGACTTGTCTACTTCAGCACATTAATTTGGGTGCTTGTCAACTAGGTGATCTGACTCCTGCCTTTGTGGAGGGTATGAGTAGTCTTGTAGCTCTTCATGGGAAGACAGGCGTAGGGAAAACAGGTGAGTACTTGGCTCCTGAGGTTGACCGTCAGGTTGGTCTTGGGGTTCTTGGTTTGGCCAACTTCCTATGTCAGAATGGTGTAACCTACAAAGAATTCGGAGAAGCACTTGATGCGTACATCTCGCACCAGCCAGTACATACGCCTGCGTACATCCTCGTTTCTGAGCTGGCTAAATCAATTGAAATTGCTGCTCAAATTGCACGGCAAGCGGGTATGTATCGGGCCTTTGCCATTGCTCCTACCGCTTCTTGTAGTTACAGCAACGTTGATCTTCGGGGTTATACTACCACTCCTGAGTTGGCTCCTCCTATTAGCCGCCACGTTGACCGCGATTCAGGGACGTTTGGCGTACAATCGTATGCGTACCCGCCTGACTGCGAGATTGCGGCAGAGGTAGGTTGGGCTGATTACAAACGAGTGGTTGATGGAATGGTGACCCTTTTCAGGTCAACGATGCTATTTCACGGATACTCCTTTAATAGCTGGTCCGACATGGTTACCTATGACCGTGCCTTCATTCGTGATTGGATGGCATCTTCCCAAACCTCTCTCTACTATGCCCTTCAGGTATCACCTGACACACAAGCAAAGGATGATGCTCTTGCTGCTCTTGATGAAGATTATCATGAGCTATTTGGGTTTAATGAAATCGCTCCAGAACCTACCGATAACAACATTTGTATTCCCTGCGGAGAATGACCCAAACACTTTCGCCTTATGATCAAGTTATTTCCCGCAAACGAAAGTGGACTCCGGTCGCTGTTCAAAAGGGAAAGGTAGTTGATGGATCTGAGGATGCCCTCTTTCGGGCCCTCGGGCTCCGTCACCTTGAACTACCAGTACGTGAGTTCCTCCAGCAGGGGCTCGATAAGGAACTACCTAATACTCCTGGTGTTAGGGAAGCCCTTATGTCAAATCAATTGGATGAAGAAAGGCATGATCAAGCTCTTAACTATGTGGTAGCTGCTCATGGTTCAGATGAGAAGTTTGAATCAGAAGCAAAGCACATTCTTAAGGCGTGGCTTGATGCCCCTGAGCATCCTCTCCTAAAAGCCGCTATCCTTGAACGCAGTGTCTTCTTCGTCATCCTTCCCTTCTTCCGATTCAATGGGGACATCGGAATCAGAACCACAGCAGCCGACATCAGCAGGGACGAGCAGACTCACGTTGCCATCCATTCAATGGTCTGCTCCGAATTGGGCCTCAAGTCCACATCAAGCCTCAATCGACTTCGCAGAGCGACTGTTGGATGGGTAGTTGATGGACTTAAATCCTCAACTAACAAGTATCTCGACAAGGATTTCTGGTTGTCCCAATCAGATTCCCTCTACGAAAGGGGTAAGGCTCCTGGCCTATCCGACACAAAACGAGCCCGTATGCCTGCCTTCTTTGAGGCATCTAATACTGACCTTCCACAATATGGCTGACGCCTACTACGACACCGAAACCATTCCTCTAACCAGTCTTGTTGGAGGAAGAATTGATCTTGACCGCCTTATCGAAGAACTTGATATTATGTACCCAGACAACTATCCAGACCATGAAATGAACGCATGGCAATCTGGACGGATGGCTGGGGCTATTGAAATTATTCGATACCTTAAATCAAAACGCAATCCTTAATCAAATGTGTCTCGCTCCTAAAATGCCAGCTCCACCGGAGCCAACTCCGCCACCCCCTGAGTCTGCTATTCAAGGTAAACAACCTACTACTATTAAAACTCAATCCACTCGTGAAACGTTGCGTCAAGCAAGTAAAGGTCCTTCAGGATTGACCATTCCCCTGAGCACTGGTGCCGTTAGTTCTGCTCCACCAACAACTTCAATGGCTAATCTTAGTATTGGTGGACGGTAATGGAAAATCAATCTGCCGCAAGTCGCTACGGAAGGTTGGCAAGCGACAGAACGATCTTTCTCGATACTGCTAGGGATTGTGCTGCTCTGTCTCTTCCTTATCTCCTCACTCCTACGGGGGTAGTGAATGGTCAGAAGCTGCCAACTCCTTGGCAATCCATGGGCGCTAAAGGCGTTAACGTCATGGCATCTAAGCTGATGCTAAGTTTGTTCCCCGTGAACGCAACTTTCTTCAAGCTTCAGATTAATGATGGTAAGCTCAGTTTGGACCCCAATCTAAGTGCTACTGTTAGATCCGAAATTGACGTATCTCTTTCCAAGATGGAACGGGTGGTCATGCAAAACATTGCCGAGTCACAGGATCGAGTTATCCTCCACCAGGCAATGAAGCACGTGATCGTGACAGGGAATGTCCTGATTTACATGGGTTCAAATGGTGTTAAACTTTATCCTCTTGACCGTTTTGTGGTTGTCCGTGATGGAGAGGGTAACCCCACCGAGATCGTTACTGTTGAATCTATTGATCGTCAATTCCTTCCTGCTGAATTCCAAACGGAACAAGCACGGAATGTAAATGATGTGGCCGACAATACCAGTGCTCCAAGTACTGATGTTACTGTTGGTGAAAATGAAGCTGCTGTTTATACTTGGGCTAAGCTTAAGGATGGACAGTGGCGTTGGCGTCAAGAGGTAGATGGGAAGATTCTTCCTGACTCCTATGGTAAGGCGCCTAAGAATACTACTCCTTGGCTTCCCCTACGCTTTAATGTTGTGGATGGAGAAGACTATGGAAGGGGACGTATTGAAGAGTTTCTTGGTGATCTTCGGTCCCTTGAGGGTCTGATGCAAGCCATGGTGGAGGGTTCCGCAGCAGCCGCTAAGGTTGTCTTCCTTGTGAGCCCTGCTGCCACTGTGAAGCCCAGCACATTGGCTAAGGCTGGCAATGGAGCAATCATTCAAGGTCGTGCTGAGGATGTGACTGCTGTTCAGGTGAGCAAGCAGGCAGACTTCTCCTCTGCTTACCAGATGATCCAGTCCCTGACGCAGAGGTTATCTGAGGCATTCCTCATTATGACAGTTCGTCAAAGTGAGCGGACAACTGCCGAAGAGATCCGTGCTACCCAGCAGGAACTCAACGAACAGCTTGGTGGTATTTATGGTAACCTAACTACTGAGTTAGTTCGCCCGTACCTCCAACGGAAACTCTTTACCCTTCAACGTTCGAAAGAACTACCTCAACTGCCAAAGGGAATTGTATTCCCAACCATCATTGCTGGCCTTGAGGGCATTGGTCGTGGACAGGACCGTGAGTCTCTCATGATGTTCCTTCAAACGATCTCTCAAGCCCTTGGTCCAGAAGCAATGGCCCAATACATTGACCCAGAGGAAGCCGTTAAGCGTCTTGCTGCTGCTCAAGGTATTGATACCCTCAAGTTAGTCAAGACTGCTGATCAACGTCAGCAAGAAATGCAAAAGCTGCAAATGGCTAACATGACCAATAACCTCATGGGACAAGCTGGGCAACTTGCCAAAGCACCTATGATGGATCCTGATAAAAACCCTGGTTCTATCGAAGCACTCCAAAATGTCGTCAATTCCGCGCAAGCCTCAGGCTTCCAAGCCCAGCAATCCCAGCCCCCTCAACAATAATGGAGAGGAAGCTCCGGTAACCATTACCCCAAAAGAGCAATTCAAGTACGGTGATGTGAAAGTATCATCGCCGGGTGTTGGTCGCGTTTCCATTGTTATCCACTAAAAACCAAATGTCTGAAATTGTTTTTGATGCGACCGATCCAGATGTTACTGCTGCTCGGGCAACCGAAGAGCAACGCCTTCTGGAAGTAGGAAGTAATTTAACCGATAAACAAGAAGCCGATGCGCTTGAACAGTATCGTCGGAGTGAACTTGAAGCCAATGATCATTCTCAATATGCTGGTAAGTTTAAATCAGCAGAGGATCTTGAAAAGGCTTACCTTGAACTTCAAAAGAAGCTAGGACAAAAGGAGGATGAGTCTGCCCCCACTGATGATGACTCTGCCCCTGACTCTACCCCAGAGGAAGAAGAGCAATCACCTGTCTCAAAGCGGATCGACTTCCTCAAGGAAGCATCGGAGGAGTATTACTCCAATGATAATGAACTTAAGCCGGAGACAATCCAAAAGCTTAAGGAGATGCCTTCTGAGGAACTCATTGAAGCATACCTTGAACTACAAAAGAATAACCCAGTAGCTAAAGCACAACCTCTTTCGGATGATGCTGCCAAGACTATTGTTGATTCTGTGGGTGGACAAGATGCTTACAACGATACTCT